GTTTCCTTTCCCCCCCACAAGGGTCGGACCTGCGACAATGATGTTGATCTTGACCTGTTGTTGATCTTGGGAGGTGATCGGTGTCGACGAGCAACCGCGGACCCCGGCGACCCGTCGATGACGCCCTGTTCGGCTCGCCGGATCGCGCCAAGGGTCCGCGTGAGCGTGCGGTAGAGCATGCGATCACCGGGTGGCGCCGGGCCGGCCGCGATATCGACGCCGCCACCTCGTCGATGCTGCGAGCGCAAGGCTTCGCCGTCGACCTGGCCATCGAGAAACGCGATCCGTGGCAGATCGGCAACGCCACCAAGGTCTACCTCGAGCTCGTCGACGGGTTCGGCCTGGTGTCGCGCACCGCCGGCGCGGATCCGTTCGTCGAGGCCATGAACGCCGCCATGGCCGCCGACGCCGAATAGCGTGACCGCCTCGCCGGTGGTGCTCGGCGCGCCGGCGCCCCGCTTCGCCACCCCGCGCCGGCCCGGCGCCCCGACCCTGGCCCCCCGGGTCGCAGCGTTGTCGCGGGTGCTCGGCCGGCCGTTCATGCCCTGGCAGCGTGAGGCCTCCGCCCTCGTGAACGAGCACGACGGAACCGGGCGCCGCACAAGGCGTTTCGTCGTCGTGACGATTCAACGGCAGGCCGGTAAGACCACCTGGCTATTGGCCGAGGCGGTGGAGCGGTGCTTGTACGGGCTGCCCCGCCGGCGGGTCTGGTACACCGCGCAGTCGGGGCAATACGCCCGCGACAAGTGGGCCGAGCTCGTCGAGGATCTGCTCGATTCGCCGTTGGCCGACCGCGTCGACGTGAAACAGACCAACGGATCCGAGCGGGTCACCTTCCCCAACGGATCCACCCTGCGCCCATTCCCGCCGACCCGAGATGCGTTGCATTCCATGCAGTCCGACTTGGTGATCCTCGACGAGGCGTGGAAGCACTCGGCCGAGCGGGGCGCCGAGCTCATGCAGGCCATCGGCCCAACCCAGGCGACCCGGCCGGGCGCCCAGGTGGTCATCGTGTCCACCGCCGGCAGCCTGGCCGACTCGACCTTCCTGTGGCCGTTGGTGCAGCGTGGCCGCGCCGGCGACCCGGCGGTGAGCTACCTCGAGTGGTCGATACCCGATGGCGTCGACCCCCTCGACGTCGACGAGGTAGCCGCCTGGCACCCGGCCATCGGTCACACCATCGACCGCGACTTCCTCGATGGTGAGGCCGGCGTCCTCGCCGACATGCCGGGCGAGTATGCCCGCGCCTACGGCAACCGGTGGACGCAAACCCTCGAACGGGTCATCAATCCGGCCGTGTGGTCCGGCGCGGCCACCGACGCAGCGTTACCGGCCGGGGCGGTGGTGTTCGCGGGTGACATTGCGCAGGACCGGACCCGTTCGGCCATCGTCGCGGCCTGCGCCGGGGTGCTCGAGGTGGTCGAGTCCCGTCCGGGCACCGACTGGATCGGTGCCCGCCTCGTCGAGCTCGTCGCCCGGCACGCCCCCGCCGGCGTGCTCGTCGACCGGATCGGCCCCTCCGCGACGCTGGCCGATGACCTGGCCGCCGCCGGAGTTCCCCTGTTCCCGCTCACCGCCGGGGTGTACGCCGCCGCCTGCGAGCGTTTCGTCGACGACCTGACCAACGGCCGGATCCGCTACCGCCCCCACCCCGCCCTCGACGCCGCGGTGGACGCAGCCGCGCAACGCCCCCTCGGCGATGGGTGGGCCTGGGGACGCCGCCGCGCCGCCGCCCCGATCTGCGAGCTCGTCGCCGCCACCCTGGCCTCGTGGGGTGACCAGCACCGCCCGGCCGCGCCGCTGCGCCCCGCGGTGTTCGCCGATTAGTTCGTGGTTTGTCGGGGTTCGGTGTTACGCCTTGACGGGTGCGGGGTAGGCGCGTCGACTGTTCGGCGGACTCCTATCTGCCCGTCTGCCCTGATTGTTCGTGGCGGGGCCTGCCCCGCTCGGTGAAGCTCGACGCGCAGGCGGTCGCCGAACGGCACGCGGTGACCGTTCACGGCCTGTCGAAGTCGACGTGGAACGCCGCGACCCGCCGCCGGATCCGCGGTGCGGCCTGATGTTCGGCGTCGGCAAGGCCATCGCCCTCGCAACCTCGGTGCCCGTCGTACAGCCGCAGATCGAGGCGTGGACCACCTCGACGCTTGAGTCGGTGGTTTTTGCCGATATCACCGGCACGGCCGGCACCCTGCCGATGACCCGGGCCGCGGCGATGGCCGTCCCGGCGGTGGCCCGGGCCCGGCATTTGACCGCCGGCGCGATCGCCAAGCTCCCGCTGTACGCGATGACCGGGCCCGACCAGGTTGCGCAACAGCCCTACTGGTGTCAGGGCACCAACGGCCAGACCGGCACCGCCGCCGGCCTGGCCGCCCGCGGTATCGCCCCTCAGTCGCCGTGGTGGCGGATGCTGTGGACGATCGACGATCACCTGTTCTACGGCGTGTCCGTGTGGCTGGTCACCGCCCGCTACGCCGACGACGGCAGGCCGGCGCAGATGCTGCGGATCCCTTACGCCGCCTGGGAAGTCGACGACGCCGGCAACCTCACCGACCTCGACGGGCAGCCCTACCCCGCCGGGGACGTGGTCGTGATCCCCGGGCCGCATGAGGGCATCCTGTGCTTCGGCCGGCGCACCATCACTATCGCCGGCGAACTGGAACAGACCGCCGCGGACGTGGCCGCCCGCCCCTTCCGCCTCGAGCTTCACCAGACCACCGACGTCACCCTTGACCCCGACGAGCGCCGGCAGATCGTGGCGGACACCCGGGCCGCGCTCGCCGCGAACGACGGGGTCCTGTTCACCAACGCCGCGATCGAAACCAAAGAGCACCGCATGGACTCCGACCAGCTGCTGGTAGCCGGCCGCAACGCCTCCGCCCTGGACGTGGCCCGGCACGTGTCGATGCCCGCCGCGATGCTCGACGCCACCTCCCAGGGCGCCAGCCTCGAATACGCCACCCTGCAGGGCCGTAACCAGCACTGGATCGACTACGGCCTGTCCCTCTACATGGAGGCCGTCACGTCCCGGCTGGGCATGGACGATGTCGTCCCGGCCGGGCAACGGGTCGCGTTCGACACCGCGGACCTCACCGACCTGGCACCGGACACCACCGGCGCCCCCACCCTGGACTGACCGATGACCCTGATCTTCACGCAACCCGACGCCGCGGTGACCGCCGCCCAGGCCGCCGAGCGGAGCATCCGCGGACTCGTCGTCCCCTACGGGGTGTCCGGGCGCACCGACGCCGGCGACTTGAAGGTGCGGGCGGGTGGCCTGCGGACCCCGGAGGATCTGCGCCGGGTGAAGCTGTTCACCGACCACGGCCGGGCCACCCCGGTGGGCTTCGCGCACACCGTCGACGACGGCCCCGACGCCTTGCGGATGGGGTTCAGGGTCGCCGGCACCCCGGCCGGTGACCTGGCGCTCGTCGAGGCCGCCGAGGGGGTCCGCGACGCCCTGTCCGTCGAACTGGACAACGCCGAAATCCGCGGGGGGTGGATCGAGTCCGCCGATGTGGTGGGTGTCGCCCTGGTCCCCGTGCCCGCATACGCCGACGCGCGTATCAACGCCGCCGCCTCCACCGGAAGGAACAGCATGACCACCACCGAGCCTGACCCGATCACCACCGACGACGACGACGAGGACACCACCGTCGAACCTGAGTCGCCCCAGCCCGCGGTCCAGGCCTCCGCCCGGCCGGCCAGGGTGTCAGCGTCGCTGAACCCGGCGCCGGCCCGCCGGGTGCAGGTGAGCGCATCCCAGGCCATCGATGGCCTGCGCCGGGTGATCCGCGCTGCGTCGGACGCCTCCCAGGTCAACGCCGCCCTGTCAGATGTGGTGCCCGCCAACGACGGGGGGCAGGGGTTCCTCCGTGACCAGTGGCTGGGCGAGCTGTGGACGCCGGTGGCCGCGCAACGCCCATACATCAACGCGATGACCAGCGCGCCACTCACCGGGATGCGCTTCTACGGCTGGAAGTGGGAAACCACCCCGCAGGTAGGCCCCTACACGGGGAACAAGACCGCGATCCCGTCGAACACCGTTTCGATCGTGCCGGTGGAGGGCACCGCCTACCGGCTGGCCGGCGGGTGGGACGTCGACCGGATCTTCGTGGACCTGGGCGCCCCGGGGTTCCTGGAAGCGATGTTCTCCGCGGCGGTGGCCGACTACGGGAACAAGTCAAACGCGGCCGCCGGCACCTTCCTCGCCGCGAACGCCACCGTGCTCACCAACGTGGTCGACAACCTGGTGGATGCCCTGGCCGCGGTGGCAGCCGCGCTGGGCGCCAACGGCGCCGTCGCATCCTGGATCGCCATCGCCTCGGACCTGTGGTCGGACTATCTGTCGCTGACCTCGGCCGAGGCGCCGTGGTGGCTGTCCCTCGCGGCCGGATCCGTGTCCATCAAGTCCCCCGGCGGGTCCGCGGCGGACCTGTCGTTCTTCGTCGACCCGACCCTCCCGGCCGGCACCGTCCTGGCCGGGGACAAGCGGGCGACCACGCACTTCGAGGCCGCCGGTTCCCCGCTGCGGGTGCAGGCCATCAACATCCCCAACGGGGGCATCGACATCGCGGTGTTCGGCTACGCCGGTGATCTGCTCACCGACGGCAAGGGACTGGTCAAGATCGTGGTCGCGGGTTCGACCACCACCCGCACCGCGCCCGCCCGCTCGTCGGCCAAGTAAGCCCACCCCGCCCGATGGCCCGCACCGTGCCGGATCCGACCTGGCTTGACCCCGCCGACGTCGAGGCCTGGCTACGCCTGACCCCCGGCACGGATGCGGACCTCCTCGGGTGGTGCTGCGCCTATGCGGTGATCGAGGTGCAACGGTGCCGCCCGGATCAGTGGGTGGTGGTCATCACCGCCGACGACGAGACCCGCACCTACACCCCCGACGCCGAGGTGTATCAGACCGCGGTGATGCTCGCCGGCCGGGTGTACCGGCGCCGGAACTCCCCGGGCGGCATCGAACTGTTCGCCGACTCGGTGGCCTACGTGGCCCGCTACGACCCCGAGATACAGCGGGGCCTCCGCTCCGGCGGATACGCCTGGCCGGCGGTGGGATGAGTGATCGACATGGCCTCCGCCGTCGCGGATATCGTCGACCGCCTGTCCGCGGGCGGGGTGCACGCCTGCGCCGATATCCGCGACCTGAACACCCCCGGCGCGCTGGTGGCCCCACCGGAGATCGCCTGGCGTTTCGGCAGGGGGGCGGATGCCACCTGGCGGGTGGTCTGCGCGGTGGCCAACACCGGCGGATCACCGGCCATCACCGCCCTGTCCGCCCTGGTCGACACCGCGCAGGCCGCGCTGGGCGGGTTGGCCACCGCCGGCCGGCCGGTGGACCTGTCCAGCCTCGACGGGGGGGCGCCGCTGCCCGCCTATGAGCTTTCGTTCACTACCAAGATCCCCGAGAGGACCGCGTCATGACCGCCCCCACCCTGCCGACCACCACCGCGAAGTTCGGCCCCGGCACCCTGACCATCGGCGCCATCGGGTCCGAGATCGACGTGTCCTGTCTCATCAACGGGTTCCGTATCACCCCAACCAAGGATCAGGCGGACTCGACGACGAAACTGTGCGGCACCGTCCGTCCCGGCGCGGTGTCCTACACCTATGAGGCAACCGGCAACGTCGACGTCGACATCGCCGACCCCGCCGGACTGTTCGCCCTGTCGTGGTCCGCCGCCGGCTCCGAACAGCCGTTCACGTTCACCCCGAACACCGAGGCGGAAACCTCCGCCGAGGGGGTGCTCATCCTCGACCCGCTGGACTTCGGCGCGGACGCCGCCGGGGACGACCTGAAGTCCGACTTCACCTTCGCGCTGGTCGGGAAGCCCACCTTCACCTACCCGGCCGGTCCGTGAAGGGTCACACCGGAGGGGTGACCGTGCAGGTGCAGGGGGCCAAGGAGCTCCGCCGCACCCTGAAGGCCGCCGGGGCGGACCTGGCCGACTTCGCCGACGCCAACGCGGCCGCCGGCCGCATCGTGGCCGCCGAGGCCCCCGGGTGGATCCATTCCCGGTCGGGCCGGCTGGCCGGCTCGGTCCGCGCGGGCGCCGCGAAGACCTCCGCCACCGTCCGCGCCGGCGGTGCCGCGGTCCCCTACGCCGGCGTGATCGAGTGGGGCTGGCCGGCCCGGCACATCCGCCCCCACCCGTACCTGACCACCGCCGCGAAGGCCACCGAGTCGACGTGGGTGGACGCCTACCTGACCCGCCTCGAGGCCATCGTGGCCAAGATCCACGGAAAGTGAGCCACCGCCGATGACGGTGAAGCTGGGAACCCCCCGCCTGCGGGTGGTCATCACCGAGGACGCCGACGAGGCGGTGATCCTGCAGACCACCGGCTCGGACCAGGTCGCCGCCGAGGCCGTCGCCCGGCGGCACAAGTGGGGAAGCATCCAGGAGTCCCCGATGACGTGGCTTTCCTTCATGGCCTGGCACGGCCTGCAACGCAAGGGCCTACTCGACAAGGCCGTCACCTACGAGGCTTTCAACGCCACCCTCGGATCGATCGAGGACGCCCCGGAGGACCCCGACCAAGGAACCCCTACCCAGGCGGATCAAGGATCCGCCTGATATGCGAGATCGCGGTCGCCACCTCGACCGCCCCGGCCCAGTGGTGGGACGAGTCGGACGAGGTGCTGGCCACCGTAGTGGACATTCTGCAAGTGGCCGCCGAACGTGCGAGGGGGTGAGGACCGGTGGCAGGTAAGTCCGCGGTCCTCGCGGTCAAGATCCTCGTCGACCAGAAACAGGCCGCCGGTGACCTGAACAAGGCGTCAAGCAAGATCGGCGGGTTCACCAAGGGCATCGAGAAACTCGCCGCGCCGGCCGCGGTCGCCCTGGGCGCCATCGGCGCCATCGGCAAGGTGTCGCTGGACGCCGCATCCGAGGCCGAGCAGGCCATGGGCGCCGTCGAATCCGTGTTCGGCAAATCCGCCGGCGCCATCAAGGCATGGTCCGATCAGGCCGCCACGTCGGTGGGCCTGTCCAAGACCCAATACGGCAACCTCGCCGCCATCCTGGGCGCCCAGTTGAAGAACCTCGGCGTCCCGTTGGATCAGGCCGCCACCCAGACCAACGACCTGATAAAGCTGGGCGCCGACCTTGCCGCCACCTACGGCGGGACGACCGCGGACGCCGTCTCCGCCCTGTCCGCGGCGTTCCGCGGGGAAGCCGACCCCGCCGAACGGTATGGCCTGGCGTTGAGTCAGTCGGCCGTGAACGCCGAACTCGCGGCGAAAGGTCAGGACAAACTCACCGGAGCCGCGCTGTCGCAGGCCAAGGCCGCCGCGATCGTCGAGTTGGCCACGAAACAGGCATCCGGCGCCGTCGGACAGTTCGCCCGCGAGTCGGACACCGCGGCCGGGTCCGCAGAGATAGCCAAGGCCCAGTTCGCCAACGTCACCGCCGAACTCGGCAAGGCCCTGCTACCAGCCGCGTCCGCGGTCGCCAACGTGCTGGGCGTGGTGGCCGGCTGGATGCAACGCAACAGCACCGTCACCAAGATCCTTATCGGCGTCGTCGCCGCCCTGTCCGCCGCGATCCTCGCCCTCAACGCCTACCTGAAGATCACCGCCATCGTCTCCAAAGCCGCATGGCTCGCCGGCCTGGGCCCGATCGGCCTGCTCATCGCCGCCGTCGCCGCCGTCGTCGCCATCGTCGTCGTGCTGTGGAACAAGTGCGAATGGTTCCGCGATGCCGTCATCGCCGTATGGGATGCCATCCGCACCGCCGCCGAGGCGGCCTGGCACGGCATCCTCGACGCGGTCACCGCCGTCATCAACTGGATCAAAGACCTATGGAACGGCCTGGTCAGTGTCGTTCAGTCCGTCTGGGACCGGATCGCCTCCGTCGTCAACGCCGCCCTAGCACCCATCCGCGCCGCGATCGACGCCATCCGCTCCGCCTGGGATAACACCGTCGGGGCCATCTCCGCCGGCATCGACAAGGTGAAGGGCTGGCTCGGCGGGATCGGGGACAAGATCGCCGGCGTGGTGGGCAAGGTCGCGAACCTGGGCAAGCAGACGAGCAAGGGCTTCGACGTGGTGGTGGGCCGCTCGGTGGTCACCTCGGCGAACAACTCGCCGCGCCTCTACGCCGGCGCCACGGCCGGGCCGACGAGGGCGACCCCGGTGGGCCAGGCCGCCCCGACCATTCACATCACCGTCAACGGGGCCGTCGACGCCGATGGGACCGCCCGCACCATCCAGCGGGTCCTGACCGGCCGGGCCCGCCGCGTCGGCCCCGTCCAGCTGGGCGGGGTGCTGGCATGACCGCCCCACCGTTCGTCCCGCCGACGCCGATCACCTGCCAGGTGTTCGTGCAGGGGGAACGCCTCGAGGACGGATCCGACCCCGCCGACGCCGCCCCCACCGTCCTGTCGGGGTTGCGCCTCACCTGGGGCAGGGGGACCACCGTCGACCAACCCGACTCGGCCACCGCGGCGTTCACCGTCGAGGACCGGACCGGGGATCAGGCCTTCGCCCGGCTGGTGGCGTTGGGGAAGGTGGTGGTCATCACCGCCACCGGGACCACCTACCCGGAGGCCTCCGCCGGCACGTTCGACGATCCCGGCTGGGAGGCCGCCCCCGCCGGGGATGCCGGCAGTGCGACTGTCGACACCCGCGCGGTGGCCACGGTCGAGGCGGTGGCCGGCGGTGGCAAGCGCCTGCGGGTCCGCCCCTCCCCGGGTTCGCCAGGCGCCGCCGAGGCGGTGGCCATTCCACCCCGCCGCCTCGGTGTGCCATCGGATCCGACCGCCTGGGACGACATACCCACCCCCGCCGCCGGCCAGGTGTGGGCGCAGGCCATCGGATCCGGGTGGGCCGCGCCCGGCGCCGTCCTGCGGGTCGGGGTCGCCCGGTTCGCCACCCCATGGGACACCGCCCCGGCGGTGGACTGGCCCGACACCATGCCCGCCTGGGACCCCGCCGCCGGGCCCTGGCACCGCGACTACACCCCCGACGGGTTGGGCCAGTGGCAGGGCCACCAGGTGGTCGCCAACCCGCCCGGATACCGGTGGGTTGATGTTCCCTCTTCGGTCACGTGGGCCACCGCGCCCGCCGGCTGGACGTGGGACACCATGGCGGGGTTCGCGCTCGACGACGCCGACATATCCGCCCCCGCCGGATCCACCGTCCGCGACGTTGAGATATTCGTCGGCCGGATCACCGACTCGTCGGCGTCGTGGGACGAGCCGACGGGGGCGGCCCTCGTCGAAGTTACCGCCGCGGACCTGGCCGCCGAACTGTCCAACCGGGACGTCGGCGCCGAACCCTGGCCGGCGGAACGCCTCGATGCCCGGGCCGCCCGGATCCTCGCCGCCGCCGGCCGCACCGACGTCACCCTGTATGTGGACCCCCGCCCCGCCGGGTTCACCGTGGGCCGCGTCGACGTCGACCGGCAGCAGTGCTACCCGATGCTCGTGGACCTGGCCACCTCCGTGGATGCGGTCCTGTGGCCCGCCTCGCACACCACCACCGGGTCGTTCCTGTGGGTCGAGGATCAGCAGGGGCGGACCCCCGTCGAGGTGTTGGTCCTCGACCCGGGGAGCGGACTGGTGAAGATCACCGGCACCGCGGACGGCCTCGTGGCCCTGTCCGCCTGCGATATCGACCTGGGCCCGGTGCGGTGGATCCAGACCAACGCCGACGTGGCCACCCGGACCGTGATCGACTGGCAGGACCAGACCACCACCCCGGATCCCACCGGGCGGACCACCACCGTGGTCGCCGAGGACCTCGAGGACCCTAAGGGCCCCTACGGTGTGCGGCGGGTCCAGATATCGTCGCAGGTCACCACCGACCCCGACGCCACCACCATCGCCACCGGGGTCCTGGCCCGCCTCCTACCCGCCGCCGCGCCCTGGCGGGTGGCGGGCCTGACCTACCACGTCGAATCCGACGCCGACGCCGACCACGTGACCGCGGCCCTGACCATGCTCGACGGGACCGCCCGCATCGGCGCCCCGGTGATCCTCACCGACCTGCCCGCCTGGTCGCCGGCGCCCGCCGACACCGTGTCCGGTTACCTCGAGGGCGGGGTGTACTCCTTCACCGACGGCGCGTGGACCCTCGAACTGATCCTGTCCGCCGCCAAGGGTCAGGGCGCCTCCATCGTGTGGGCCGACCTCGACCATGCCTGGCGGTGGAACCAACTCGACCCCGCCATCCGATGGCTGGACCTCGTCGGGGTGGGCGCCAACACAGGAGGAACGAGACCATGACCGATACCAAGCCGCTACCTGGCCTGCAGGCCCTGTTCGACGAATACGTTGCCGGCTACCTGGCCGGCACCCTCGGCGCGAGCACACCCGCCGCCGGCCTGCCCTACCCCGCCGCGACCGACCCCGTCTACCAGGGCGCCGCCGCCATCCAAGCCCTGGCCACCGCACTGGATCCGCTCGTCGCGTCCCGCTACGGGGTGCTCACCCGAAACCCGGGGCCCAGCATCGGATCCGGCGCCGGCTATGTCGAAATGGTGATGAGCACCACCGAGAAACTGTTAGGCGTCGTCAACACCAGCGGACGCCTGATCGCCCCCGTGACCGGGCTGTATCACGTCGAGGTGCGCGGCACCTGCCCCTCGGTCACCGGCGCCGCGGTCACCACCTATTGCACGTTCGCCGCCTACGTCAACGGCGCCGTCGACGCCCGGTGCCTGGTCAGCTTCCACCCGGACCAGATCAACAACTGGCAGGGCTACGCCTCCGCCCTGACCCTGAACGCCGGCGACGCGGTGTCGATGTGCTGCCAGCAAAACACCGGCGCCGCAGTAACAGTCGCCAACCTGCGGGTCGCGCTCGCCCTCATCGCCGCCGGATAAAGAAAGGGTTCCACCATGAGCTACTACGACATCGCCATCATGTCCGCCGACACCGACCTCAACTCCCGCGTCGCCGCCTGCGCCTCCCAGGAAGGCAAACCCGACCCGCGGCAATGGGCCTGGGACAACATGTTGACGCTGGCCGCCTCGCCCGGCTGGGGTGAGGCCTGGGCATCCGCGGTCGCCGCCGGCAACGAAACCCCGGGCCGTGACGGCGCCGTCATCACCGACGGAATGATCCTTTCCGCCGTTCAAGCGCAGCCGGCGTGACCGGCCGTGCTGACCGCGGCGACCGGCACGCTCGCCGCCGTCGTCATCCTCGGGTTCACGATCCTCGGCCGGCTGATCTACCGAATCGACCGCGACCTGACCGCGACCCGGGAGCGGCTGGCACGGCTGGAAGGCGACCGACGGAAAGGAAACGACGATGACCGAGACTGATCCGGCCACCGAGGGCGACCCGGTCGCCCGGTCGCGGGCCGTCGACGCCGTCGCCGAGGCGATCCAGACCGCGATCGTCCGTTACGCGCTGCGCCGCGGCGAGCAGCTGCCCCCCAGCTGGGATGAACTGACCCGCCAAGGGCAGAACCGACTCCGCGCCGCCGTGGTCGCCCTGTTCACCGTCGACCGGCCGGCGCTCGACCGGCTGCTCGACCTGGTGACCGACCATGTCTAGCGGAACCTCCTACAACGGGTGGCCGGCGAACTCGGACCCGGCCGCGATCGGCGTCGACAAGGGTTTCGACGTCAACGGCGTCACCTTCCCCGGCGGCATGAAAGCCGGCGACGCGTCCACCGTCCTCGGCTACGTGTTCCGCGCGCTCGACGACCGGGTGGAAGAGGCCGTGCCCGGCTGGTGCTGGGGCTGGATGTACAAGGCGAACACGAACAACCCGTCGCAGCTGTCCAACCACGCGAGCGCGACCGCCGGCGACTACAACGCCCCCTACCACCCGAACGGCGGCGCCCAATACGAGGGCTGGTCATCCGCCGAGGTCGCCGAGGTGAGAAAGATCCTCGCCGAGGTGCAGGGCGTCATCCGTTGGGGCGCCGACTACACGGGCACCAAGGACTCCATGCACTTCGAGGTCAACTGCGACGCGGCGACCCTGTCCCGGGTCGCCGCGACCCTGACCACCACCACGCCGACACCGCCGGAGGAACCAGACATGACACCAGAGGAATGCCGCGCGGTGATCCGGGAGGAACTGGCGCAGTTCTTCAGCAAGGACAAGATCGCGGTGCCCGACGACGCGATGAGCAGCAACGCCCCCTATGAGGCGTCCCGCGATTACGTCGCGACCCGGGATCTGTGGTTGACCTCGCTCGCCGCGGCGACCGTCACCGGCAAGACCTGACCCGATCACCCCGGCCCATACCCGCTAGGCCGTCCTGGGCCCGCTCAGGCCCGTTGGCATCGTGCGTAGTACTCGGCGACTGTCGTCATTTCGCGAATCGCCGCCGACTCGGACAAGACGCCGCCGATTTGTGCCCTGATCGCCTGATCGCTCCAGAGTCGGGCGATCCGGCCCCAACCGGGCTCATCGGAACGCTCAGCTACGTAAGCCCTCACAGCGGCAACGATCGACTCCGCGACCGGCATGTTCTCGGTCAACCGACTTCCCCTTCCTGCCTAGGACTTAGGCCGCGCGGAGTGCCCGGCGGACGTCGAGACGGTCGATAGCCTCACGCCGCGAGCGGTCGGACACCTTGGTGTAAATCTGGGTGGTCGCAAGTGAGGCGTGCCGTAGCAGTTCTTGGGCGGTGCGAAGGTCGGCGCCGTCGTCGACGAGCGTGGTGCCGAACCAGTGGCGCAGCGCGTGCGCGGTGCCCGGCACGCCGGCACGCCGCATCGCGTGGCTGATGATCGTCGACACCGAGGTGGCGCGGAGGGGGCCCTGCCCTCGGTGGGAGGCGAACCAGTAGCCGCGCCGCGGCATCGTGCCGGCGACCTCGCCGAGCTCGGCCGCGAGAGGGATCTGGCGAACGACGCCGCCCTTGCCCTTGACTGTTAGCTCACGGCCGATGAGGTCGAAGTCCTCGCCGCGAATCTTGGCGATCTCATGCACCCGTAGGCCCGCGTAGCAGGCCAGCAGGATCATCACCCGCGTCCGGTGGTGCATCCTCGACGCCAGCAAGCGCGGAAGGTGCTGGTCAGGGACTGGCCGCGGCTGGCGCCGCGGTGGCCGGGGCGATCCGACCTTGACCATCGGATCGTCGATACGGTGGCCCATCCTGACGAGCCAGGTGAACCACGCCCGCAACGCCGAGTGGTACGTGGATCTGGTCGAGGCGCCCCAGGCCCGCGCGTGTGCCCCGTCGTGCGTCGCCATCCACTCGACAAGCTCGTCATACCCGACTGACACGGGATCCGCCGCGACCTCGACCGCCATGCGGTGCACCAACCGGCACCGCTCGTCGACCGTCCGGAGCGCCAGTCCCTGCGCCAGTTGCCAGGTCCGCCAGGCCCCGATCAATGGCCACCGCACCGCCTCAGTGCTCACCGTGTTTCCCTCCGTCGAAGTTGCGATCTTTTGACTGCAAGGTTGCAACTTGGGGACGCGCTGCGCTCGGCGGCTGTCACGCACGGAGATGCGAGAGAAGTGCAACAAGGGGTTACGCCGCACTGAGGGAATACAGAGCATGTCGAAACTGTTTGCGCACCAACGGATTAAAAGTCCGCAGCTCTACCGATTGAGCTAGAGGCCCGGGGGCACGGGGGAAAACATGCAGCAAAGTCCCGGCCTGCCCGCGCGCCCTAGTGTAGAGACTTGCGGAATCATGCATCCGGGAGCCCCGCGATGAGGGTAGGTGTACCCCTGCATCCTGATCGGCGGCTGGTGCGTAGCCCGTAACGGCTTTCCCGGGCTCGCCTCCCTTCGAAGTCATCCGCCTCGAGGCCCGGTTCTGCTGGTCCCTCCACCACGACCCCGACGAAAGACTCCTGGAACTGGAGGTCGAACGGAACCCGGCTACAGCGGACTCGAACACCACCCTGACGGCGTCCCAGTCGCCGGAGACAATGCAGTGTTGCGCCGCGATTCGGTGTCAGCCGTAAGGCCGCCTGACCGAGCCCGATTGGTCCGAGGGAGACAGGTTCGACCACAGGTGCGTGAGGATGCCATTGCAGCGGAGTGAGATTGCTCGCGCACGTGACGAGACGGATCAGCACCGGCAGCGATACAGCTCTGGTGTTGCCTTGACCCGATAAATGCGGTGGGGTGGCGGTGAGCCCATGGCTGGTCGGCGGTGGGCACGCGAGGACGGGGGTCGAAATGGCCGGTTCAGCCAGGCGCACGAACGCATTGGACCATGTGGTTGTGGTGTTGTTCGAGAATCGGTCTTTGGACAACCTGCTCGGTCGCTTGTATGGCCCCGGCGACGGCAAGACTTTCGACGGTGTCCTCGGGAAGGACCTGAGCAATCCGATCCCGGAGTGGGCCGAGCACGGCGCGGAGCGCAAGGTGGTGCCGTACGGGATCGCGACGGACATGGACTCGCCGAACCCAGACTCGGGGGAGGAGTACTACCACACCAACACTCAGCTGTTCAACACCATCGACGAACACAACCGGTTCAAGATCGGCGCGGCTGTCACCGCACCATGGAATGCCCCTGCGGCTGGTGCGACACCGACGATGGACGGCTTCGTCACCGACTACATCAGCACCTTCACCGGCGAGATCGGCCGGCAGCCGACCTACGACGAATACGCCCACATCATGACCGGGTTCACGCCGGAGCAGGTGCCGGTGCTCAGCGGCATCGCCCGGGGGTTCGGGGTCTTTGACCATTGGTTCTGCGAGGTTCCGTCGCAGACGTTCATGAACCGGTCGTTCTGGACCGCTGCGACATCCTCCGGTCTGGTCGTCAACAGCCCTGCTCGCAAGTGGTTCGGGCACAACGACGCCGAGACGATCTTCGAGCGGCTGGAGGCGCACGGGAAGACCTGGAAGGTCTACGTGATGGAGCCGATGCCCGCCTCGTTCGCGGGGATCATTCACTACGCGCGGCTCAAGGATAGGCTGGCCACCCACTCCCCCGCGGCGGGTGTCAGAGACCCGAATGGCGGTGGGCCGTGAGCACCCGAGAGGGCGAGCCTGGCCCGTCCATGCGTCCGTCGCAGGTCGCCGCGCTGCGCCTGGTTCAGGATCCGGTGGAGGTGCGCGCCCAGGTCGCCATGACCTTGCGGGCGATGGACCGACGCCTTGCCGGCTTGTGGCGCGCCCACAACATGCAGGACCCGTTATCGCTGGACGCCTGCGCCGACCTTGTCCAGCACGCCGCCACTCTCATCATGTTGGCCCAGCACACCCGGCCGGCCGGATGAACGCCCAGCCGATCGAGGCCGGCGACCTTCACGTCATCCTGTCGTGCCCGAACTGTGGTGAGCGTGTCGACGCTTCGGTGCGCCTGATGGCCAAGTTCACCCGGGTTAGCGGTGTCATCGGCCAGTTGAAACCGGCGATGAAAACCAAAGCGGTTGAACACCTTTGCGGACAACTCCGCATCGAGGATCCCGCCGAGCACGAGCCGGCCGAGCGTGAGCTTGACTTCGCCGAACTGGCCGCCGGTGAGGGCGCCCGCCGTGCGTGACCGCAGGGCCGACCGTGCCCTGGTCCGCTCGTGGGAGGGCAGGCAGCGTGCCCGCGCGGCCGTTGTGGCCGCGGTGGCGATCGCTGCTTGCCCTCCACTGGATCCGCAACCGCAATGGATCCGTGACCGCCTGGCCGCCGATATCGCCGAGACGACGGGAGGCGATGCCGCGCAATAGTTCCCGGCTCCGCAACCGGAACAAACACGGCGTGGTGCACTGCGTCGTCATTGCAGCACAATCGGCTGACCCGACCCGCGCATTGCGAGGTACGGGCCGCAGGCGTGTCGCGTGCCGCCATGCCAGGCGACCTCGGTCGGCCCGGTCGTGGCTCTGCCTTTGGTCCACCGGAGGTGGACATCTCAACTGCAAAAACCGAACCCCAAAACCTGGTCGACCCCTACGGGGTCGAACAAGACCAACACCAAAAGCCACGACAAACGGCCCTGACTTGAGAGATGGGTTACGGCGATCCGGTAGGAACAAGGTGACCACCGACCGCGCGCGCGAGAGAAAGGCGCCATGAATGAACGGGGACCGCCTCGACCGCTGGCGCCAGCAATCGAGCGCGTTCCGCAAGCCCGAGCGGATCCCGCTTAAGCCCATCGTGCTGACCCGGTACCTGGTGCAGGACATGATGGCGCGCAACGGGGGCATCGCCTCGTCCCCGACTGGGATCCGCCTGCGCAACGACGCCGTCGCCCTGTTCGGCAGTCGCGGCCTGCACCCCGGCGTGGCCGGCGGACCCAGCCTCGACGAGCTCATGGCTGCCCTTCGCGAATACCGCCCGGACCTGTGGCTATGAGGTGGGGTGGCCGGCGGGCTCAGCGCCTGACCCGCGCGGTGCTCGAGCGGGACGGGTACCGGTGTGTGTGGTGCGGCGCCCCCGCCACCACCGCCGACCATCTACTTGCCCGCATGTTCGGCGGCCTCGACGACCTGGGCAACCTGGCCGCCTCGTGTGTGCCTTGCAACTCCCGCCGCGGTGCTGTGCAGCGCGCGCTGCGTGATGGCCACCAGCTACACACCGCGCTACCCCCCTCGCGGGAGTGGTGACCCCCAGGGACTTTCTGACGGAGGGCACCCCCGGAAAT